TGACGCTTTTGTCATGCCAGAAGCCCAAAAGGATATCGTCCGGCTTCTGTCCCAGCGGTACACCATCCTCCAGATCAGGGGTGACAGTATAGCTGCCGTCACTGTTGGCGACAAAACTTTTTATCTTCAGCCCTCCGCCGGGACTGATGGTATTATATCCTTCAAAATAGGTCTGACGGTTGAAACGAAGTTCAGGAACAATCAGGGAGCTGCGCAGAACCAGAGCCTCCAGCTCGGCACGGGCGTCTTCATCAATAAGACCGCCTTTAACACCTGTGAAAAAGTCACCGAAAGTAAGACCTTTACCAATTTTCGCCCCACCAAACAAAGAAAGCAGATAATCAGTAGAATCCGGCTTATCCTTATGAATAAACATATCATCCAACTCACTTTTGTCAGACAAGGCATCAATCATGGCCAACAACAAAGAACCGACACGCAATGCCGTATTCGCTCCGGCATTACGCTCATCCCTTATCTGCTCCGCCAATTTTTTTAATGTGTCTTTAATATCCGCCATTTACTTTTTTATTCCAAAGAAACAACAAAGCCCAAAACCGTAAAAAGACATTATTTCTTTTTATGACGCCCCCACAAATGCGAGCGCATGGAGGTACTGCGCTTGTGATTCGCCTCTTCAACCTTCTCCACGAGCAGACCACAGAACTCCTCTCCATACATATATGCCATCTGCTCTTTCAAGACCATGACCGAAGCAAAATAGGCTCGTGAGAACCATTCACGGGGAGTTCGCGGCCAACCTTCTGTAACCTTGCCAGACTTTTGCTCGCGTACCCGTTCCTTTCTATTTGACCAGTCCAAAAACTCAAGATTGCCACCATTGCCATGCTTGTACCCACGCCCGGTACCGCAATCCTGATAAATGCCATACTCCAAGAATTTATGCTGAATGGTAGCCAAGCCTTGTGTGGACGATGCCACATTGCCCGTGATATCATTGTGCAAGTATGCAGTATCATATACTTGCAAGCGCACAATTTTCTCACGCCAAATGGTTATCATCATCTCTTGCCACGCATCGATGTATTTTCTACGGTCTTCATCTGTGGCCGCCAGACGCTTCTCATTCCTCCCACTCATCACTGTCATAAATTAGAGATACCGGTTCAGAAACATCAACCATAAAATACAGACCCGTACATCCGGAAATAAAGTATTCACCCAGTTCACGTGAATACACATTATCCGTATTCAGGTACACCAGTTCGTTATCCAGATTCTCACGGTCAACCAGCATCCTGCTGTGCACCTGGCGGAACAGCTGCCGGCACACCTCCAGTGCCGCCTGGCGTTCCACCATATCACTGATACGATACCGCATCATGAGAAACACGGTAAAAGTACGCTTTTTAAAATATCCTCCGGAACGCTTCTCGGTCACTCCGTCATTCGTATCATCTACCGCGAAAAAAGCGGATTCGCGCCGAAGGTTCTGAAGAACCTCTTCAAGCGAGTTTATGCCGGAACAGACACACGGATAAAAAGCGTGCGCCTTGGCCAATTTGTTTTTTTTGCACATTCCTTTAAAATAGGACAGCGCATCGAATAAATTATTTGCATCCATATCTCTGTTGTAACTCCTGTGCCTCGCGGGCCTTCTCGTTCAGTTCGGTCAACGCCCGCCAGCAATCCATCTGCAATACTTCTCTCTCTTTAGTGATATCTCCGCCTGTCAATGCCCGGATCTCCGCATTGACGAGATCAAGCATATTGAGAGTTTCACCCTCCAACCGCTCCGGAGGACGGAACAGATAGGGAAAACATTTTGTAAAATGATTCTTAACCGATGCAATCCACAAGAACACGGACAGCAGTTCTTCTTCTGAAGGATTGAACCGGCGGGGATACCGCCCTTGCCGGTCCACGTACAACAAAATTGCCATGGAACGCAGAAGAGCGTTATCACGCGTGTGTAAAAAGCCTTGATAATAATTCTCAATACTGACATACTCCTTAAACGGAACATCATGCAACCGGGCATCCACCGACCGGAACCTGCCGATCCGCCACAAGCAGAAAGGCGTGTCACCCGGACGCTCGATAAAGTCCAGCATGTGCAGGAAAGACTGTACCTGCCACGAATGAATAAAGAACCGGACCTTTTTCCGTCCGTTGCGAACAGAACAAACCCACCCGTCCTCCTGTCCGCTCAATACGGTGATCCCCAGCAGCCGGACAAAGATGTATGTCTTTGCCGTGACCGGATCGAAACGGGTCATGACATAACACACATAGCGCAACTGCCATTGCTCCAGCTTGTGCCACGCATCCGGCAGATGGAAGTTGATCAACCTATCCCCAAAAGTAGCAGGTGTCTTCTTTTTCATTTTTATAGTATTCAAAATGTTTTACCTTATACGCATCGCTATCCTTATACGCCGGAAAATCGTCCGGACATCTCTCCAGCAGGTTAACCACATCCGCCAGTTCCACACGGAATGCCGGCAACTGCTTGTTGATCCAAAAACCTATCGCCCTACGGAGCGCACAAACCAACGATATCTCAGATTCAGCCAGAGACTTATGCCGAATTTGTTCAAGCAAATGATCAAACAAAACTGCGGATATCTCGCGCCGGATATATTCTTCAGCCTCGCTGATTTGCGGACGAAGTTCGAGCAGATCAGTACGGATGGCTGTCGGTCGGCCTGCAAAATCACGCACATGGGCACCGGTATAGTAAAGGGAACTGATCACCAACCGGGCACAAACTGAGGAAGACCAAGCGTCATCACCAGTCATGCCCTCAATAATACAGTCCAGCGCATAATCCGCCTCACGCTGTATCTGCATGCGCAACGATTCAACCCGGTCACGTGATGCCGGAGATATATTCTGGTTATTGACAATACCGAACCCCGTATCCGTCAGTATCAGATCCAGCCCCGGGATCGCCTGATAAAACGCATCAAGACAGATATAACGGCACACATCTTCTTTAACGGGCAGCGTATCCACATCCGTATCACTCCCCAGCACCGTGCCGAAGAGCTTATGTTCAGCCTGTTCAAACCGATCTTGTATCGCATCAAACACATACACGTTTGCCGAAGCAGCTGCAAAAACGACCTTCTCAAAAGTCTGTTTATCAATTATCATCTTCATCGTTATTATGGTTTATCCGGTTAGCAGTCGTTGATTTGGCATCGGTATTCTGATCCAGTGTCGTGAGCAGGATCATCGGCACATCCGGATAGACCTTCTCACCCCATCCGTTATAATGAATCACCACATTATGCGGCATGTACATCAGATCATGAAAGGCAATCTCAAGCGACTGCTTGAGAGTAAACAGCTCGCGCTTGTCAGATCCGGAGTTATTGGACTGTGACTTGCCCGGAGTGGCCCCCACCAGATTGGGATGAATATTATCACCATAACAGGTAATATTGGACGCCTCTTGAATGTCTTCAGACCAGTCGCCACCCTCTTTAGTCGTATCAATCACATTGATACGCACCATACGGTTCTCCTTGCCGTTAGGATCGATGTAATAACCGGTAATCCAGACCTTGCCGGAATTCTCGATGCCGGACACAAAATTTTTAATATTCTCTTTTTCTTTCTTAATGCGCTCCAGCTGCTTTACAGGCTCGGTTATGTGCTCTTCAGCCAACAGATTGGACCAAAAATCCTTGTGAACTTCAACCTGGTACTTAACCGTCGCATGATTCTTCAGCTTGGCTTTTTTCCCCTTACCAATCAACCGCTTGATGTCAAACCAGTCACCTCGAAAAATAGAAGTATAGTTGGGTAACGGATAGTATCGGCAGCCGGGTGTCGGAAAACGGACCAAAATGGCAAACTTGCGGTCTTTGGTGGGTGGGGACTTTTTCCCGTCCTTGCCGGGTTCACGCCCCATCCGGACCTCCAGATCACCCAACGGGTCTTTTTCGTCAAGCAGCGGCAGCACCTCGATCTCATCCTCACGCAAGGCCGACTTCCGGAAGTTGCCATAGAAGACATGATTGATACGCCCCTTGTCATCCGCCTTTTCAAACCGGCAATAACAGGCCTCCTTGTGCCGGAGCCTGACAATCCGGGAACCGTCAACAGACAGTATGATCACCGACACACAGAAAAAATAATACTTCATATCTGTCGCCTGTTCAAGCATGAAGGAGGGTATACTGTTATGCAGCATCCATTTTTTAATTTCCTTATCAACAGTCGGTCTGCCGGTATCATAGTCATTATACTTCTGCCCGGCACCGTAACAAGTAAGCACATTGAACAACTTGTTCTGAGACATCACCTCGTCAACCCCTATCAACCTGATCAGCTCATACGGCAGCCTGTTGTCAGCGCCCCAGTTCACGTATTTATAACCTTTCGTTCCCGGCAACGTCGTCGAGGACACATCTTCGCCATCCTCGTCAAAAACCGCCGAACTGTCCTCGACCGTCTCCATGGACGCCTGCACGCCGGATTTGCCTACCTCAAACACACCTGAAGGGATATACTCCAGCCGCACCCTGTTGTTTGTCTTATTTTTCATAAATAAACCTCCATACCATTAATTGAAAACAATGTGATATCACGCAACCTGCGCGGCAGTCCGGATTTGGGACACTTGACCAGATGCGTGCCTCCCCGCCAATGGGAACCGATACAGACCACCCCCTTGTACTCAATGATGTCACCTGTGGACAATTTCCAGACACGCAAATCAACCGGCTGTCCGGATTCCAGCAGCCGGATGGCATCAAGCCTATGTATTACCTTTATGCCCATATCACTCAAACGTATAATCAAATGTATTATCGAACACACGTCCGGCACGCGGCAACTGCAAGATATTGTGATTACGCTGCGCATACCGATAAGAGAAAGTAAAGAACGGCAAATGATCCGGATCGTTGCTTCGCTTCGATTCCGACTCGGTGATGGTAACCTCCTTGCCCACTGTCGTACCGTCCAGCAGATAAATCTCTTTAGACCGGAACAAATCATCGAGCCACAACGCCATCTCATGTGTCAACACACCCGTATTGGCCTTGAACACCTTGGTCTCATCAATCCGATAATTACGGAACATGCCATTAGTGTAAGCGGTGGACCGGGCGTATTCCGGCTCCAACGCATGGGTTCCGGTACAGTAAACCGTCTCCTGGCACCCGAAAGAATTGGTGAACAACAGAACCGGAGCGACATCGGGCGCATCAGGATCGAGTGAGAAGGTCTGCGTCCGTACTCCGGCATGAATGATATAACGCACCAGCTCGAAGCCCGGTTTGACCAACAATTCGGGAGAAACTTCTACCGTGACGATCTTGTCCGTATCCGTCACCTGCCGCAAACTCACCTCACGGATAGACAAACCGTCTTCGTCACGGTAATAGACACAGGTAGCGGTCACAGGACACGCCTCAGTCGTGACCAGATGCACGAACTCCTTGCGCCCTATCGCCGTAACCTTCTCTCCCATCAGCGTGGACAGGAAATAGCCCGCCATAAAATCCGCAGCCGGCATGGAGGACTCCGCAGCACAGAACTGCACCGTAAAGTTTTTATTCTGTTCGGATGATCCGTCCGTTATCCGATAACCGCACCGTTCTATCAGGTTTGTCGCCAAATACGGTTCAATCAAGCCCTGCAAATCATTGATGGTTATCCGGCCGGAAGCATCCGGAATGTAAGTTTCGGACAGAATCTCTTTTTCTCCGACTGTCAATGAGAGAACAGCCTTATTCTGATCCGTAGCGAACACCAGCTCGTTCAGTCCGGAACTGAAGGCATAGGCCGGGATATCCTTAACTAAAACTATCATATAACCTTTTTTATTTCAAAAATAAGGCAAATACCACAACCTATAAAAGACAAGGACACCCTGTCTTGCAACAGAATGTCCCCTATGTAAAATGTATAAAAAAATGTTTCTTATCGACGCATCATCATCCATTTGGGACGATTGTCACTGTCTATATGGATGTGATAGCCTGTATCACGCATCATAGATGCAATATCCTTCAAAGACAACTCCACCATATCAGACAACTCATCTTGAATATCTTGTGTACTTTTCAACAACACACCATCACCATCGGGCTGATCAGCCGGAAGAAACGCCATCAGATATTCAATCAATACATATTCCTCTACACGAGATTGATTGGGAGCAGAATTATTTTTCATGATCCACCTCCTTTGTAACATAGTCATGCAAAAACGCATCTAATCGGATTAATTGTTCATGATTTATTTCGGATATATCTCCATAATTTTGAGCAAATAAATGGAATTTGACTTCTTTATTACCGTCACTACCTATCTCGACAGTCTTCATTATTGAAAATTCGTCATTCATCGCAAACCTCCTTCCAGCATTTTCGGATTTGAAGCTTCACAGAAGCGGAACTCACCACGTACAGGATAAATATGAACTATGAAGACAGTATTATACGGATTCTTATCGGAATAGACCTCAATATGTATATCATTGTTTCTGGAAACATACACACGAAGCGGTTTGGTTCTTGGAAACTCTTCATCCAACATGGATGCTTTGGCACGAACAGCCTCAATAAAGGCATCACGTGACAGTTCATCAGGAATCAAGACATGAGCGAAAGTGGAAATCCACTTGTTCATAGCCCTGCCTTTATTGTTGACAGACTGGTAAGTTTTGGGTTCATCAATAAAGAATTTCATCGTAGACCTCCTTTCCAAGCAAGATGTAACGACACAACAAACCAAGCCAGGCAAAGCAGGGCAGGAACAGCCGACACAAAACCGGCACATACCAATGCAGAAAAAGCCAAGGAGGCATGAGCCATAAGGCAGACCTGACGGTTGGTAACTACGGATTCAAGAACACATGAGAACAGTTGGTTCTCCTTTTCACACCACACACTGAACGTGGATTTTTTTGCCTCTGATACAGGCAAAGTAACTGTTTGATTTTTCATTTTGGAAGTCATTTAAAATGAAACAATATGTTGATTATTACGGGAAGGGAACAAAAAAAGTTCCGCTCCCCGTTGACTTCCACCTTGAACAGGCAGTGGGCGCATTAACGCTCCACACGGGACGGAACTATATGATAATCCATGGGCATAAAAAATGCCAACGGCTATGTTGGCGGTACTGTCCGCCTGTTCAAAATGGAAGTCACTGCAAAGATGGGGATTATTTTTTAATCCACAAACTTTTTGGAGAATAAATACCTAAATAATCGAATAAAAACTTGTTTCATTGGAAAGTATATCATTATTTTACGATCTACTTTTAAAACATCAATATTATGGTATCATTAACTAGAACATTTCATCCTATAGGATTTGGAGCATTCTATACTGAATGTCATAAAACAATTGATAAAGAAATAAATATAGTATATGATTGTGGAACAATAACAAAAAATGTAAATTTAAAAAACTATATAGAAAATCTCTATCCAAAAGATAGCACTATTGATATTCTATTTATTTCCCATTTCCATGCCGACCACATAAATGGCATACCTTATCTTAAAGAACATTGCAAGATCAAAAAAGTTGTTATACCATATATACCTGAAATAGACAGACTTTTATTCGTTTATATCAACGAACTAAATGATTTTTCTCAACTAATTATTAACACTGAAGAATATTTCGGAAAAGAGACTGAAGTTATTAGAATCAAACCGGAACAAGAAGATGAATTAAGCAATAGTTTTCAAAGTGATTCTATCAACTATGAAGAAAAAAATGCCAATATTCCAAGTGGTACCCCTATTAATATACCATTAACAACATCTCACACAAATTCACAATGGTACTTTATCCCATTCAATTTTGATCATACAAAAAATATAACAAATTTAAAAGCGATACTACAATGCAATGGTCTAGAATATAATAATTTAAATGAAGAGAATTACATTATAGACAATTTTCAGACTATATCTAAAACGTATCGCGATACGTTAAAAAGTAATACAAACGACTCATCTATAATTCTTTTTTCTGGTACGACATATAACACGAAACCATCATTATTCTTTATATCTTATTGGCTAAATAAAATTAAAAATGGAAACGTTAATATGTTAAAAAGATACTATTGCTTATCACTTCCTAACTGTATTTACTTTGGGGACGTTTCCTTAAATTCCAAACGTATCTCTTGTTTAAAATCTAAATTAAACAAAATCGATCAAACTTTTTGGAAAACAATCCAAACAATTCAAATACCACATCATGGTTCTAAGAACAACTTTAATCCTGCTATATTAACTCCCTATTTGACATGTATCATTTCATGTGATTTCATCCATTTCAAATCTCCATCGTGTTCTGTTATACATGATATTTTAAAATCGGGTTCTTTGCTAAAGGTTGTAACACATCAGAAACACACCCAGTTTACCGAACATGCAGTTTATTAAAAGAACGGCCGCCATTTTCCGTGTCGTCAAACAGATACAGATTTCCACCCGAAAGCTAAAATTATAATGAGAAAGGCAACTGTAGCTTTTGCACAACAAACTGTGGCTTCTACAATATTCTTTATATGTATTATCATTTTCATGGATTCACAAAAATGATTCGGCATAGGCATAAAAAGCTCATCAAAACATGGGCATTAACCGAAGCTCGTGGTACGGAAACAATCCGTATCTGTTTGACTCCGCAAATATTAGGATTTGTGTTTGGAAATACCCCAAATTATTCTAAACACAGATAAATATTATATTATCTTTAATCAACAACTACAACTTAATATATATTACTATTTTTGTATAAGCTCCTTTATATCTTTCAAAGATGCAAGTACTTTTTCATAAGGTAAGCAATCTTTTTTATCTATTCTTATTAAATCGTCTTCTTCAACATGTAAAGAATCCAAATTATGAAGATGATTATCTATTAGTCGCGAAATTGCTTGATTTATCTTTTGCATAGATTCGTTTATATCTGTTGATAAGGTATTTAAGGCTTGTAATAATCCTTCAGTATATTTAACTTCATGAATCTGTTTAGCTAATAGCACCATTAACCTTTGAGCCCTATTCATTTGAGTTATAAATCCCCAAAGAAGACCAAGTATAACAGGTATAGGAATTACCATTAACCAATATTGTTCCCATGAAGGATACTCTCCGATAGTAGATATTTTCCAATATATAATCAATTCAATAGCCAATAGAATAATCACAAGTCCCATTGACGAGTATTTATAGATCTTATATAATGAAGCCAATCGAATATGTTCTTTTTTCATATTGTTCAAAGGCTCATCCAATCCTTTGAATGCTTCTGTTATTTTATTTTTCCATTCATTTATTGCATCCTTTTGCTTTTTACTTTGCTCAACCTGTTCTTTATATCCATCTAATTCCGCCTGTAATAATTCATTTTTTCGTGTTTCTTTTTTATGCTTTTCGATTTCAGCTTTTAAATCTTTTATTTTTTGAGATAATTCTTCATTCTTTTTTCGAAGCCCAATATTTTCATATTCTTTCAAAGTAGAATCCTGGTCTTTCTTTTTCATTTGCAATTTTATTCTATCTTTCTCTTCTACCAAAAGACTTAATTCTTTCTCCAGTTCTAAATACGACTTTTTATGTTTTTGTAACTGCTCAATCTTTTTTTGTAATTCGTTTATTTGATCTTTATAATATTTTTCAGAATTCAAAGGAACCACAAACCGTGTATCAATTATTACTTTTATAGAACTTTGGATATATAAAATTTTTTGTTCAACCTCTTGACTAAGATCTAAATTTGTATCTACGATGTCATATAATTCCAGAATATGTGAATAAAGAAGAGCAAGAATCGGTTCTTCAAATTTTTTAAATCCTTCATTCAAAGTTATCAATAGATCCGATACCACTTTTATTATATTCTCCCTAAGTTTTATATTACCATATAACATTTCTGAATCTTCTAATTTATCAAGTAAAATAAAACATTCATCAATGAGCGCCCCCTTATTAGGCGCAATATTAATACTTTTATCCATCTTTTTCGATATCATAATACTGCACATTTAGACAAATTCCAAAACATATTTACAAATATACGTATAAAATAGCTGAAGCAACAAAATAATTGTGCCATTTTTTTACCTATTAATTTGAATAGAAACATAATATTCAATTCTCAAATTATCGTAATTCTATTGCGTTAACAAAAAAAATTCCGCTGTCCCGTCGGCTGCCGTCGTGTGAACTTGTGAGTGCGACGGCAGCCGACGGCAAATTTTCAAGCCTGCCCCTAAAGACAGGCTCTTTCTTCCCTATCACAATTTCCCCTCATCCCTGTAAGAGTAATATGTCCCATTCCCAAAAATCACATGGTCCATTAACTCAACCTCCATCAACTTTCCTGCTTTAGACAGCTTTTCTGTTACATCATCATCCTGCCTGCTGGGTTTGACCGCTCCTGACGGATGATTATGCAAAACCACCATTGCCACCGCACAACAAGACAAAGCCTCTTTCAATACCAACCGTACATCCACCACTGTGGAATCAATTCTACCGATTGATATTCTCTTCCTTTTGATTACCTTATGGGAGTGGTTTATAAAAACCACCCAAAATTCCTCCTGTTTCAAATCGGTCATGACAGGATACATATAATTATATATATCCTTACTGCTCAATATCTTTTCCGTCTCTTTGTTCTTGCATCTCTTGTATAATTCGATAACAGCTTCGGCTACTTCCCTGCGTGCCGGTGTCAGACTTTCCAAAACTTCTTCAAAAGTCATATTTTCCTGTTTGGAAAATTCCCTACGGTTCGTCACCTTATAAATTAACTCACTCTGATTCAACGCCCTGTAATCTCTATCAAATAATGTATTCATACCCATTTATTTTAATAATGTTCTACCTAAAAAATAACCTCCCAACACTTCAGCACCGAAATTTTCAATCTCGCACGCAAAACGGGCATAAGAAAAGCCACGAGTTATAATATCATCGAAAAGCAGCACCTTTTTTCCGTTGAAAAAATCCCGATTAAACTTAATGATATGCACCGATTCAATATTTTTTCCGTTTTGGTTCTCATGAACGGCAAGCCGTTCCCCCTCAATGGTTATCGCCTTGTATGCGTTGGTAGCACCCGTCAAACGGCACACCTCTTCCGCAAATTCCTCATAACGGATAGCATTCGCCACCGCCGTACAAGCAGGAATACAGGCAAATGTTATCGTATCACACAAACTACCGAACTGCGCCCGTATCTGCCTAGCCACCAGTTCCGCCACCTTGCCGCTACGTCTGCCGTCCTTAAAGTCCCATATCAATTGTCGTATCTGCCATTCCTTTTCAGTAGCTTCGTACTTTATCGGCAAATAATCGAAAAAAGAGATTATCGGCTTTTGCCACTGTTTCAAATAGTAATCGTTGATTTTCTGTGCCATCATCGTATCATTTAAATTCTTGAACTTGAAGCCCGGAGGGTGTGAGCCTTTAACCTCTTTCTCCCTGCCTGGAGCTTTTTTTTATTCCGTCGCTATCGCTCGGGGTATGTTTCGCCTTTATGCTGCATCAGAAGGTGTTACAGGACACATAAAGACAAGTTTTCAGAAAAACCAACGGCTTGAATACTACCCTTCAGGGTGGAGATTTTTTTCAGAACAAAGTCTGAACTTGGCATGTGACATGGAACATTTACCTTCGCAGTATAAAGGAGACACATATCACGGGGGAGAACGGCAAACAAGGGCGACAGGCAGGAAAGAGAGAAAGAGACAAACCACATCAAAAGAACTAACGAGTGTTCTTTTACCGCTGCTATCGTGCGTGCGAAAATCCGGTATTCGGTTATAATGAAAGCATAGCCAGCGGATTTTCGCACGCACGATAGGGTGATAGCATATTGGAAAACAACGAATTACCTTTTAAAAAGTCCTATTTTTACGCTGAAAATTTCAGTTTTCCAGTGCTCAAAAAAATGATTGCCTATTTACCAAGCATTTACAGCCTTTTTCACCCGCATTTTGTGCGGAACTAGCGAAGCGTACCCCCCACCGCGCTAAGCAAAATCTCATAACTTTACAAATCTATCAGCGGAATATGTAACGTACCCATACCGATTTTGCACCCACCACACCCGTACAGACACAAAAAAAACCGCACGCAACAGGCGCACGGTCATTGGCAGAGATACAGGTAATTACCTCTACAATGCGGAAGTAACAAACAGATTGATATGGGTACGTGGGAATTTCTCACAGCCGATACACAAGGTATCAAACGCATCGGAACCGTCGGTACGCCCCTCAAGCCGATCCTCTTCCGTTTCTGCCAACTTCTCGCCCCGCTTGTCCTTGCCCCCATTGTACACACCTGCCGTCTGGATGGATATCAGCAGATCTTCATTGTTCTGCTCGTTAAAGAAAGGAATAAGATTCGCCTGTCCGGACAACATGCGGTTGATTAGCAGATACTTCTCGATATGCTTCATGGGAGGACCGATATGGACCTCTTCGACCTCCCAACCCCGTTTCTTAAATTCATGGGAGATAACCCATTTGAAGTCCTGGTTATTGACTGCATAATTTGACCCCAAAGCCGTGCTGTCGAAGTAAAAGACGACCTTCTTGCGTTTATGATGGCGATAATACTTACAGAAGTCATCAATCAGTTCGGGCAACTTGCGCTCGTACTTGACGAAAAAGGATTTAAGTACCTTGAGCTTGCGCCCTTCCGGCTGTCCTGCCACCAGCCAGTTGATGTTGGCATTGAAGTCGAAGGCAATGCAGATAGGCAAGCCCGGTTCTACATCGGCATCAGCCAACGAAGTGGGAACCTTGAGCTTGTCAAACTTGTACTCCAAACTGTCAAGATAGGAAAAGTTGGTAGCACTGTACTTGTGACCGGGGCGCAATGAAGAATAGAACCCGTCACGGGCGATGCCTATGCGCTTGCACAGGATAGCCGTCATGAAGGTCAACGGTGGCAGGTCACGTTTCATGTCATTAACCCACTTCTCACCCAACACCTGCATATTCCAGATACTTGAATATTCCTTGTACATGACCGCCACGGAACGCATCCGGCACAGATCACGTGAAAGAGTACGGAGATAAGAACGCAGATAAATGGGTATCTCCTTACCTGCCGCAACCAGCTTCTTGATTTTATCTTTGGTCTTCCAGATTTCAAAAACAGCGCCCTGTATCACCTCAATCAGCTCGGGATCACACTTCTTCTCATAATCCAGGAACCAAGACCCTTTTTTAGTGACCGGCATATCAGAGGAGATCAACATGCCATGGTGAAAAAAGTGATGCCCGAAGTGCTGCTTGTTACCGCGGTTGGCCGGAAGTGTCTCATCTTTCAGCTGTTCGAAGTCAATAAACTTGGCTTCGTCAATGTCCAACGCATCGTAAGAGTGCGAGTTGGATGTACCGCTCCGGTCCTGAGAAATGATATAGCCGATTGATCCGTTATACAAGGATAGAATATTCTCCCAGTTATCGGGTTCAAAAATAGGCTCACCCCACCCCCATGACTTCGGCGGCTTGCGACCGACACACCAATGCAGGTCACGCTTGAACCCCCAGTTCTCCCAATGTATCAGCATGGAGGGCAACGTATTAGTCAAGACGCGCTTGCAGTTGGCACCGACAAATCCTGTAATGGAACCGGGCATACGCTGCATGTTGCGCAAATTCCATGCCGCATGAATCAATCCTTTCCCGATGCCACGACCACCCACAACCACCGAATCTTTGGCCGCCGTGTACATCACTTCCTGCTGAGGGTCATTAAAGTATTGCTTCATTATTCTTTGGGGTTAGGATTAAAGATATCATCTTCATTGAACTCAACCTCTTCAAAGTCCACATCCTCAATATCGTCAGACCAATATTGTTGAATCTTTGATTTAATTCTATCCCGAACATTAGGAATAGGCTTGATGCCAAGCACGGTCGGATCATCCGTCGGCTCGAAAGGCTGCACTATAATCTTATCATAACCTTTGTCCAAGATGTCTTCTTTATCCAACTGGGTGTATTTGCCATAGTAATTAGCGGCAGCCCCCATGGCGCGCGCATCCTTGATACGCCGGGCCATTTCGAAGGTCTCATCAATCATCTGGCAGAACTTGTAGCGATGGTAATCCTTGGTTGTCTTGGCCAAGTCACCCAACAGACGCTTGATAATGCGTACATCATCGTATGCGGAAGATTTGCTGATCTTGTAGCGGTACTCCAGTTCCTGCACAATCTCCAGATCCTTTTTGCGCGGGAACTGCAACCAGTAATTATACATATCCCGGAGCCGGATCAACCGCTGTTGAATCAGTTCGGGAATGCCGTCAGCCGCCATCTCGTTGACATCGGCGAACAGATATTTCTCACATACTTCTATCGTAGCAGGTACAGGCATAGTTATTACAAATCTTCGTCAGCGTCCATATTCAACAGATAACCGTTTGTCAGCGACACCGCCAACGGACTGCCCACATTCGCCAGCTCGATCTCCTGTCTACGCAATTTCAGTGCAGTGGATGCCTTGGCGTGATAATACGCCCTGGAAACAGGCGAATTACGGTCAAGGATATCCAGACGCAGCGTGTCCGCATCCACATCAAGCAGCACTGCCATATCGGATATAGGGGTCAGCAGAGCCGCCAGCTCGCTGATCCGATCAAGTTGTTCCGTTGAATAGACCATCCAGTTGTATAGCGTTAGTATTAATCATATGAGCGTAACGCTCTCTCAGTTGTATAAAAACAGCGGGATCGGTTGTGATGATTCCGCTCTCGGTACGATTGCCCCTTGTCTGATTCTGTGAGGTGCATATCGACACCTGCCACCTCGCATTTTGAATGAGAATCACTTTCGAATGATTTTCAGACAGGTACACTTCATCGAACACATTGGCAATGAAAGTATAAAGATTGACCGTCTTACGGGATGCTTTCAAGTCCGCCAACATGGTAGCCCGGGTAAGCTGACCGCGCCGCTTCAAGCGATAGATCCGGCGTAGGAACTCTTCGGAAGTGGAAAAGGTGGAGATGTAAATCTCCGCCGGACCAGTCTCGCTCAGAATCATCTCGATGATGTCGAATAGCTGCACACGGTTATCCAAATACGCTTGCAAGGGTGCTTCGGACAGTGGCCGCAACAGTTGCCTAACCTTTTTCATCGGTTGAGATGGTCACTCCCACCGCCGCCAGTTCCGCTGCCTGTGTCTCATCCACCCCATTACCGGTAGCAACCAGGAAGTCATACCGCTGCTGCACCTTCTGCAACAAGGCAGTAAACTTGCCGGCATCTGTATCCTTCAACTCCGCCAGCTTCTTCTTGTTATCAGACAGATACTTGCGTGCCGCACCCACTTTTTTAGCGATTTCAGCCGGGTCCAGACCGGAAGCATCTTCCGTCTTCGTCACCGGATCACCGGGCTTATAATCATCGTATGCCTGCAGGTTGGCACGATACTTCTTGTCCGCTTCATCAAGCAGCTTCAGGTATTCGTAACGGTCACAAGCCGGCGCCGACTCCATGCCCTTCAGCTGCTCAAACAACTCTTTGATCTTAAACCATAATGCCCCGTTATCCGTCCACAGACGTTGAATCTCAGGGGGAAGGCGGTCATGATCCATACGCCTGCCTTTGGCGACATTCGCCTCCGGGAACTCATCATCCACATCCAGTACCGGAACACCTCCGTCTATAATCCGTTGTGCGGAAGGTATGACCGTGATATTCATCCGTGCGATATCAGACACGGTTTTTCCATCCAAACGGATTTTCAAGTGCTTGCGCAATTCGTACTCCACCTTATCGGCAAACTTTTCCGGCTTGCGGATTACATTCTGGAACAAAATCTTATTACGGTTCAAGGACAACAACAGAGTGGCACCCGCCACCACATCACGCTCAGAAGGCGGTGTATCCAGATAGTCCTGTATTTTATGAGTCAATTTCTCATCCATATATTAAAATATTAAAAAGTGGCGGCATAGACCAGCCACACCACCACTCCGATTTATAAACTTAAAGAATCAAGGCTCATCCAAAGAAGAATCGCTCCATGCGGAACCGTCCGCACCGGAGATATCCCCATCCTCCGTCTCAATTTTACCCGGATAGAACGGAGCCGGGCACACATCGGTCGCCTCTATCTCAAGCGTGGTACCAGCCTCTCCGGTAACTCCCTCACCCAATGCCTGGGCGGGCTTGGTCACCGTCTCGAACTCCTCACACCCCATCACACGGAACTTGCCGTTGCGCTGCTGTACAAGATAGACCAGATCATCGGCCATCGCCTGACGGCAGAAACCCGCCGCATCTTCTTCAGTACCCGGATGCTTGATCGTGCATTTGTTCAAAGACGTGGTGCTCGGACGTTCTCCCTGCACCTCGGTAGTCACATTGGATTTGGCGGACAAGGAATTGATCGTAAGCCACTTCTTTTCCGCCGCCATCGTGAAATTACCCTTGTAAGTCGCCAACTCTCCCATGCTTTTCGCCTCTTCGAGTTTGGGCAGTTTGGGCCAAGCTGCAATATTGGATTTCTTTTGGAAGAAAACCTTCGGACGGATGCCCGGAAGCACCGTCTGACCGTCACACCAGTTCAGTGACTGGTAAATATCCGCTGTCGTACAATCTGTTGCCATATCACCTCCTTATTTTAGATCGGGGTTGTACCGTCAATGGATGCCACCAGCAGACGCTCCTTGGACAAACTCTCGAACTCCACACCGAAAAACATCGTCGCGATGAACTGGAGCACAAATGCCTTGAAGCGTGCCACCTCCACGTTCTCCTCCTCACCGGTCTGGTTAACACCCACCAGCATGTTACGCTTGACCGTCATGTGGATGAACGGACTGTTCTTCTTATTCGCCAACGGCACAATGTTCACATTGTCAAACCCCTCGACATAGTACTGCTTGTATTCACGGTTGTACGGGATCGCTCCTGTAGTGCTCTTGTAGTCCTCACAATAGTCGAAAAGCACATGTTTCGGAACAAACAGCTTGACCGAAGACTCCTCGGTCAGCATATCGTCAGCCGCCATGCAGACCGCTTTGAGCGTATCGACGGCATTTTCTTTGGTAATCGCCTCAATGACCTTGTAGTTGCCCAACTCTTCAGAAAGTTTTTTGCCATCCAGCTCTTTTTTAGTAATGGTGTCAAAGCCATTGAACAGATCCTTGGAAGTCTCACCCGAATCATTACGGACCGCATTCCACAGTACCATACTCAGGTTCTTGCCCAACTGGGCGGTCAGATACGCCAGCACCTTGCGTGTAATCTCGGTATTCTTCAACGCCTCGCCCTTGGTAATATCGGAACCCCACATGGACTGATAAATCTTGTTGGGTGAGAAATTACGCACAACCGAACCGAAGTAGGTATACAGGGTGCGCGGATTGATCACCACCTCACTGTTATCCTCACGGGTTTCGGAGTACGGTCCGAACTGCATGTCACCCGACAGCTCACCCACAGTCTCGGCATAACGGATGCCCGGACGCAGGGTCATGTGCTGCAAAGAACGTGACAGCCCCAATACAGGCATCTGCAACAACTCTTTACGGTACTTGCGAGCACTCTTCTGAAGGTCCTCGCTGGTAATATTCACGCTAACTTGTGCCATATCAAATATAGTCTTTAACTTCGTCATACATGGATGCAGCGGACACCGCATCATTTTTTTCGTCTTCTTTCACACTCGTGGTAGTAGTGTCACCATCGGATTTTTGCAGGTTCTTGATCTGCTCGTCACGCTGTCTGACCAGATCCTTCTGTTCGCCGACCTCCGTCTCCAGCGCATCCAGCCGGTCATTGACAGCCCTAACCTGTTCCTCGGTGAGTATTACCTTGCCATCCGAGTCCTCCACCCCCTCCACATTCAGAAGGGTGTTGATTTTGGTGTAATCTTTTTTCATTTCGGAAACAATAGAAGGGGCGGACTGTTTTTCTTTGGATGAAAACAATCCGTCCAGTTTAGTTAATATTTTGTTTAGTAATTTATGACTATCAGCCGTATCCCGCTCACTCCCGGACGCAACCGGCAAAGGGGACAACCCCAGCATATTGACCTTGCCTTCATAAGCGGCAAGATTGAGCTTATCCTCATCACCCTCGATGATCTCGTCCACAAAGCCATACTCCAACGCCTCTTGTGCGGTCAGCCACCTGCCTGCCTTCAGAACATCAAGAATATCATCTACCTTTTTGTTGCACTTGGCCGCATACATGTTCGCCAGTACCAGATCGAACTTGTCGTTCTGCAGCTTGTTCTCCTTCAGTTCATCGATGAGCTGTTGGATCTGGTCAGCGTTATACTGCCCCCAGGCATCCACCCAGTTGCTCACCTTGTGCACCAGGAACAGACAATATCTGGAAATGCACACCTTTTTCGCACCCAGTGCGGCAATAGTGGCCGAACTTGCCACCAGCCCATACAGGTAGGCGGTCACGTCTCCATGATCAACAAACTGCTGACGGATATCCAACCCGTCATCAACCGCACCTCCCAAAGAGGAGATGCGGACATTGACAGGCTTGCCTTTCAAGCCTGCCAGCTGATTGCGGACATACTGCTTGGAGTAGCCCCAACGGCCAATGTAGTCATCTATATTCAGGTTATAGGTCATATCACATTTTTGATTGCAATATTACACTATACCTTATATATATAAAAATACCTAATCCATGATACGAAGCAAGGGCAAAATGCCTGTATAGGTAACCACCATGGCACTTCCACACCTGGAAGAGAGAGTATCGGGTATAGTATCTGTGGAGGTAATGAGGGAATACGGGCGGTCACCTGAACCCAGCATAAAATATTCTCCGGACACAGTTCGAAGCCGGAAGCACAGCTTCTTGTTGCCCACCTCGAACCGTTCAGGCAGGAAAACCGCCAACTTAGATACGAAAACACGCTGTTTGTTCTCTATTTTGTCGGAAACTTCGACCGAAGCCAGTCCGACCATGGGTAACCGGGTAAAGTTTGCGGCCGGTGGAACCAAGACAAATTGTTTTTTTACAACTGTCATGGCGGCCAATTCTCGGACTTCACAGTACTCCACGCGGTTGATGTAGTGAATTTCGCTCATAATTGTTCGGTGTTGTTCGCAGTTGTTCGATGTTGTACAAAAACAGGGGGCTTATCCTCTCTTTTTCTTGTTAAAGAACCTAAAAACATGCCTTTCCGGTTATAGGCATTGCGCATCCGATAGTATTTCTGCCGGACTGTCTCTATGTAGTCAATGTCAATGCCATGCATCTCGCACCAAGCCGCAATGGTCTTGTTCAGCCCCACAGAACTGCTGGTCATATCCCCCAGTTCAGACCAGAGATTGCGCCGGAACAGGTCTTCGATGGATTCAACCACCGCCTCTTTGGCCAACGGTCCCAGGTAATTGTACACCGCCGGGTCTTTCGCCTTGGAATCGGGGATCACAATCGCGACCGTATCATCGGACGGCATTTCAGGCAGTTTGTCCGGTGGCAGCTTCTGCAGGAAGCGCCGTATAACCGAGTTCTCATTGCTTTGTGCCGGAAAACGCACCGGATTGCCCAGCGAATGTGTCAACCACTGAGCCAGGTAACGCTCCAGTTTAATATATAACACGAAATCTTTCATAATCAAAAGTTTATCTACAAATATACACATTTTCAGTTGTACATAAAAGAGAATTATCTGAAAAATGCGCTTGGAAAAGTGCCCAGAAACAGATTTTCTCGTATTTTAACAACACGTGTGCATTTGCCCAGGAATATATATCAGTATGTTTTTATTGTATCTCCGGTATAGTTTGATTCGCCCAGAAATTTATGCGTTTTTGAAACCCTGCATTTTTAAATATCAACATACTGTAAACCATCATATTATAAAGACACAAAATCAAAAAAGCATTTTGAAACCGGGTACATAATTTTGTAATCTTGCATCTTTGCGCCAACCTACATTTCAGCTGTTACAAACTACAAAAATTTTGTAACCGATCCGCAACCATTTTTGCAACCGGCTTGAAACCGACATAATCCCCTATTTCTTAATTATTTATCTTTTCTTTCCTACTTTGGGTACAAAGTTACAAAGTTTTAGTACGAAAAATAGAAAGAGGACGGAGAAACAACGGGCAACCGTCGCCATCGGTTGAAAAAAGCAAAGGGACGGTCGGTTATGTATCTTTACATAGTGCAGGAAGAATAGAAAAAGGGCGTGTATGTTCGGTAATGGAACATACACGCCCATGGGCACAGTGATACAAGGTTGCAATCATCCAAGTCTTTTTTTTCGGGAGCAGGGGAATAGCTCCGTCCGACGAATTTTGGTATAGTCAGCATTGAGGTCGTAACATCGCCAATGTCCTTCGCTGCGCATGAATTCGCCAACGGTAACGAGCATCCAGCGTTGCTTGTCTCCATCAGCCCTCAGGTTCATGCGCTGCCCGGGCTGCATCTCGGCCAGGAAGTCATATAGCTTCAGCATATACTTTGACGCCTCTTTGTCGGCCATCAGCGCGTGAACATATTCGTCTGAGTGCTTAATGAGGTCAGAACGGATTTCCGGAGTCATCATCTTCTATGTTTGCATTAAAGTTGAGTTCGTCAATGGTGCTTCCAACCGACTGAAGGTATATCATATCTTCACTCTTGCCGTCAACCTTGCGCGTGATACGGTCGGAACCGTTGCGCATACTCTCCGGATTCAAAGTTTGAACGTAAGGACATAAGGCTGCAAAACCCTTGAGCGCCTTGGTAAACCTCTGCATAGACCAAAATGTATTTGTGACCTTTGCGAAATCCTTGAAGTCATCGTATGCCTTTTTGCGGACAATCAACCTGTCTAAGTTGCCACTGTCCTTTGCAAAATAAGTATTTGCCCACGCCTCGAAATTGTCGCCCATATCCGCCTTGTGCTTGCGCTTCATAATGTTACCCATGGGCGGTTGTATCTTAATACCGGAATGGACGGTGCTCAGATAGAACTGAAGGCAGCGGGCAAAGAAATTCAAGTCGGCATTCCACTCTGATTCTGTGTAATCCGTTTGGGAAAAGAGATTTTTGCCAAAATCATCATAGATTGAACGAGTCTCTAAATAGTCGTTTTCATCAGTTTTTTGGTGATAATAATCAGAAAATACCGTATATATCAACCGGGCATCGGAACTGGAGTCGAAGTTGCCCGGCACGTAATTCGTGCTGAAGGCGAACTTCGGACTGCTCTCAAACTCGATATAGAAAGAATGGTTGTTTTTCGGATTGACCGTCATGCCTCCCGTGATGCTGTCGTAAAACAAGCCGGTATCCAAGTAGCGGTGGCAGTCATCAACGATGATGAAGTCGGTGTGCTGGTTGACTTGCTCAAACACGTGATTATTATCCATCAGTTTCGGATTCCGTCCGGACAAGACTACAGTACGAAGAAACTGTTTCAGGGAAGTCAGGAAAAAGGACTTGCCTGAACGCCCATTGCACTGCCCCTCTTCGCCAATCTTGTTGTCCATGGCATACACCGCCCATGCCCGTGAGGGCGACTTGTATCGGTGGAGGTTATAGCCAACCGCGAAGATCTTATTCACGAAGTTCTGCTTTTGTTCATGAATCTCTTCGGCACTGAGCAATGGACCGGCCAAGTCGAATTTATGCTCCGCCCGGTAGGCGGCCGCCTGGTCCTGGTCTTTGTCCTCCCACAGTTCTTCTAACTCCTTGCGCCAATGGACACGGCTGGAGTTGATAAGATAATCCATGTAGTGACTGTCATGCGGATTGATGGTTACATCCCAACTCCCATCAGCAGCCCGTTTGATCGTGAAAGGCTCCGGCAGCACTTTCACCTTGTGGGGGATGATGTTGTTCGTCCAGACATACACACCACCCGCCTCTTTGACCTCTTCGATGCAGGATCCTGTAATCTTCCAGTTCACATTGTCGAAGAACATGGTCTGGCTGTTGAACGTGTGTGCGGTGAAATTCAGGTCAATCTCATCGAGCATGGACAAGCCGCTGCCTCCGACACGTGGAGAGTCCAGGATCAGATTGCGTATATCGACAGACAGGAACCGGCGCATGGCATCACTCTTCAGAAACGACACAATGTCGCCCGCCTTGATCTCACTGACCTTGAATCTGTCCACATGTACATAGCGGGGCGTATCACTATTATCATCCTTCAGAATGTAATAGCCGTTCAGTCTGAGAAAATAATGCAGGTATGACGAGTTGATCGTATAGGTCTTGTTGCCGTTGCGCTGCCCGATTTTCTCCTCCCAGTACTGGGCAGGCATAGCCAGAGCCAGCAAGTTGCGGAAATCCTCATTGGACGGGTGCAGTTCTACATAATCACGGAAGTCCTTGCGCGACTTGCCCCGGCGGTCACGGTACCGCCCCAAGGATTGGGGCAGCCACACGGTATAAATGTGCAAAAATTCCAAAGCCAGTTCCGTGCCCTTACGGATGCCTGTACCATCAATGTCGGGGATATTATAGAGACGCTTCACGTATTTCATGATCTCTTTAATTTCATCAGACGTGATCTTTTGTGTCTCACTGTTGAACCACAAGGGATAATACCCCAACGCCCGGACACACAGCGCATCACGCTCACCGGAGCAGATGAACGCCTCTTCGAGCTTCTGCGATATGTAAGGCTTGCCCTCATTGGCCGGATCATCAAAAAACTGCGTCTCTTGTGAGGCGTTCCACTTCGCCCAAGCGGCTTTCAGCTCGTACAGCCCATTGGTATAATACCGGGGCTTGACGCCATCAGGCGTATAGCTGAAACGCCACTGCTTGTCCGGATTCAACGGCTCATAAATCTTGTAGAAAGATTTTTCGCTCTCCGGCTTGCCGTCCGCTCCGGGAATGACACACTGACGCATCAGAATCGGGTAAGTCGGTGTGGTGTATTTGGTGGTCACCTCACGGTTCTTGACGTAGCTGATTGACTTTGCCACATGCCAATGTAACGCATCGCAATGCTCCTGTTTCACACGAGGGCCCAGTATGGCAAGCTGCTCAGGAGTAAACGCTTCTTCAAGTTCGAAGAACCGGGAACCTTCAGCTTCATCAGCCGAAGCCGGTCTCTTGCGGATATCAGGCTTGTTGACTGAATGCTTCAGTTCGTCGGAAACATTATAGCGCGCAGCCAGCAAGACAACGGCCTCGCCAAAACTGACGTGCTCCTCCCTCATGCAAATATCAATCGGGCTGACAGCCGTTCCTTGGTCACCAAAATCGGTCACCTTGTAACAATCACCGTATTTGCGAATGCATGCGGACGCATCGTCTTCGTCCGGACGAATCTTAAATTTCTTACGGTTGTCAACACATCCCTCGGCCTGTGGATAATAATACAAAATGATATCCAAACCGTCATGGGAAGCGGCATATATATCTGAAGCTTTTATCATAGAGTCTTATATTAGCGGTACAAAATTACAGAGTTGCATTTTTTTCGGAAAGACCGGCTCCTCCCTTTGTCCTCAGGGGAATGTCATAGTCTCTCTTGCGGATGTTATGCGTGCCTGCATAGCAGCGTCCGTACCCGTCCCAAAACACGCGCCTGTCTGTCGGAATCCGGCACATCACTCCATTCACCAGTTTTCTTCTGGACACGCGAATGGTGCCTGTCACCTTACGAACCTCACCGGAATGGCTGGTGAGGAAGAAACGGGAGAAGGACACCCCCTCGGGTTGTGCCTGCTCCCATTCCCGGATAGTATATAGTCTGTATTGATTCACCATCAGAACTTTGTTTTTAGCGATTCAATAAAACAACCCATCACACGCATGTGTACCCCTTTGTGCTCTTTCAGATTTTCAGGACTGCCGGTTATTGTGATCTTTATCTCTTCACCAGCCCAATCTATATGCAGCGAGGCAACCAATGTCTGCGTGCCGTCTTCCACAGTAACCGTAACCGTTTCTTTGACCGGAAGAAGTTCTTCAGCCGGCACCCATCTGCCCTCCCGTTCTCCTGGCCTGCACACTTCATAACGGATGTGCTTTTTTCCATTCAACACAAAGAATGTACTGTCTGCTATGGTAGCAATGGCGTTATCGTTCAGTCTCACCTTTTGTCCCTTTTTCATAAGTTCTCCTTTCTAATCTTTTTATTTTCTAGTATTTCAATACATTTTTTTATTCCAGCATCAAATCCTTCCCCATAGTTCTTGATATGCTCACCTGAAACATATATAGTCATTGACAGCCAAAAGAGCAGGATACCTACGGCCTTATACCAACAAGGTAACGAGACGGAAAACGGTTTGAATGTTATTGTAAGTTCACCAACCCCTAATAGACCTATTATGAGTATGGCTGTAAATAAGATTGTTTTCATTTTTAATCAGTTTTGAATCAAACCAGGCCGGCCCACTCATTAATCGTAGCATTCAAAGCCCCCATAACAAGCATCTTGTCACTTTCATCATACTCCATCAGCACCTCCACCGTCCGGTAACCATTACAATCATCGAATTCTTTTCCTGTCTGAATATTGACAGGAAGATCATTCTCATGGACTGCTTCAAGCCACGCCTCGAGCAATCCTTTGTTCATTTCCACTTTATCACTTTTCATAATTTTTATTTCATTTGATTTTGATGCCAGTAGGCAATCAACTCGCCCACGTTACGCACCTTGATTTTTGCTTTGATATTTTCTCTATGCCGATTAACGGTACAAGGTGATATGTGCAATTCTGCTGCGATATCGTCCGTCTGGTAGTTGGATGCTATCAACCGGAACACTTCCATCTCACGATCTGTCAATGAAGTATTCAACTCCGGACGACATATCACCCCCTCATGCTCACACTCGCCCCGAAGAGGGCATTTGACTTCTTCAAACACAAACTGGCCATCTTTATTAATATCCAGATCATGCTGATCGTACTCGCCAAAATTGCAGCGTATGAACCGATGAACAACCCGGAATTCATAATACCAACGATTCATAGTACTGCTTGAATAAATCTGCATCAAACAGGTATGTGCTTTAGGGTATCGATCTCGAATAACTGATAACATGCACTCTATCATCGGACGGTTGTTCTCATCCAAAACCACAGCCGGCCGCCCTAACTCCTTCATCATAACATCCCCTTCGGGCGTGTTGTAGAACTCTATGTTGGCTATCTCATTCATTTTTAGATGGGAACAATTCTTCAACACTCATACCAAGATATTCGGCTATGATTTTTTGCTTAATAGGAGCAGGAGGATTCAACCCGTTTATCCACCTGTACACCGATGCCGGAGTAGAGCACGTGATTTCTGCTAACTTTTTAATAGTATCCATCTGCTGATTCGGCAAGCTCTTCATATAGTCTGTAAATACCATAATTGATAAATTATTAAAGTTTTATATTCGTTTAATATCTCTTTTTACTAACTTAGCTACGTGAATTTATTAACATAACGCAAATGTGATAACTATATTTATCATATACAAGTAAAATGATATTTATATTTATCATATTAACTTTTATTATATATATGATGATAAAGCAACGCTTACTTGACATCTGTGAAGCTCTAAATATATCAGCTAATCAATTTAGCATTGATATAGGTATGAGCAGATCATACATAGCTAATTTAAAAAAGGACATAACAACAGAAGTACTGCTAAATATACATGTCAAATACCCTTCAGTTAATATCATGAGGATTATTACTGGAGAAGGAGATATCTTGCTTTCCAAACAAAATTTGCAGATTGACAATTCTTTTTTTTTAGAAAAATATAATCAGCTTGAAATCGAAAACAAGAAATTGCTTTTGGAAGTGGGAGAACTAAAAGGTGAACTCAAAACAATTAAAAAACATGCCCAAGTGGAAGACAATGCAATATGTGCCGATGCAAGTGGATCAGATTTGGAGAGATAGAATATATAATAACTAAATACTAATAATTAACATTATGGCAATATTACCAAAAGAGCAACGTGATATAAAAAAATATCTTGAAATGTTAGATGCTCAATACAAATCAGTTTCAGATCAGCTTTGTGGTTCTAATGCAGAAAGAAAAGATGCACAAAAATATTACAATTCAAAAGATGTATGGGAAGAAGATATTCACAATATAAAAATGATAGATTCTGCTGACTTAGAAATCGAATGTAATAATATGATTCAATTGATGCAGAACATAAAAAGGAAATTCACAAAAAAAGATTAGTTTAAATATGTCCTTATTATTCGGACATATTTCGGACATATCCATATAATTTTAACCAATTTCAAAAAAGTATATCGTTGATTTTCAATTACAATCATTTTATAAAAAGACAAATAAGGTCAGGCCTCCGCAACTTCAATCAAAGAGAAGCAGAATTGCTTCTCTTTTTTATTTCCCCAGTATTTTTTTATTTCTTATCTTTGACCTTCATTAAATTATCAAGATACATAGAACCATGAAACAAAACATCTTATTTTATCTCATCGCTTTACTATTTTTCCCTCTCTATGAGATGCAGGCAGCCCACCAACCTGAATTCTCTACTGCCGGTTTCTATGAACTGG